TTCTTATTGATTTAAATACTTTCTCTTTACGTCATCAATCCCATGATATTTTTTATTCTTATCCTTTTAAGAATGAGAGTGTTATTTCCGTTAAACTTCCAGATAATTCTTTTAATTATAAGTATGATTATAATGGTTTATGTGGCTCTGTAGTTGTCAAACCTAATGGTAAAATATTAGGTATGCACGTTTGTGGTAATGATCTAGATAGACACGGTGCTGCGTTTAGATATTCTGTAAATACATTAAATGATATTTACAAAATTATTCAACCAACTGGAGTTGTAATTTCTAACGATTTCAAACACATTCCTAATCAAAGCGGCATTAAACTCGATGCTAATTTCCACAAATCCTCACCTAAACACAGTAATTATATTAAATCACCCTTCTTTGAACTCTTCCCCAATTCTAAACAACCCGCTCCTATTGGTGTTAATGGTCCTCATACGGTAAAAGATGTTTCCAAAATGTCTCGTGAAGTTGTAGCTTCAGTTAATCCTGATGAACTAGATTTTGCTAGACAAGTTATTTCTTCTATTATTCCAAATTTTTCAGATATAACTGAAAGAGAAGTTATCCTAGGAAATGAGTCCTTAGCTCCAATGAATAAAGATTCTTCCAATGGTCACTGCTCTTTTAAGGATAAAAAGGATTGTTTTAATTATGATCTTGGAGAGTGTTATCCTACTTTTAAGGAAGCTCTTAATAGCTTTTATGATAGAGTTGCAAATAACAATGTTACATTGGATGATATGCTATGGGTAGAAACATTGAAGGACGAATTACGACCTTTTACAAAGGTCCTACCACGTTCATTTAAAATTTCTACTGTAATAGTACAATATTATTCAAAATTATTATTTGGTGACTTAGTCCAACAAATATACAAAAGTAGGCACTTTAACAAGATAATGATTGGAATAAATCCTTTTAAGGACTGGCAGAACCTATATGATCAATTAGCTCCCAAATTAATTTGGGATGGTGATATAGGTTCTTGGGATAAGAAAATGCTTCCTCAATTACAGCAAACTCTTAAAGAGGTTGTAGTTTCTAAATATAAAGGTGAGCACTCTATTATGAGTAATTATCTTTTAGAAACTATGATTTATTGTGTTACAGCCGTAAACGATGATGTATTTTTGAATACGCATTCCATGCCAACAGGCCACTATTTAACTGCATTGTTCAACAGTTTTATTAATAGAATGTTGAAAGCTATGTGGTTTTATAGAGGTTTTGTTGGTAAATATAACAAGAAACCAACTGTAGATGATTTTTACACAACAATTGATGATTATGTTTATGGTGATGATACCGTTATAGCTCTTTCTAAACCTG